GGCGCGATCAGAGGCCGTTCACGCAGCAGAACCACGGCCACTACTGGCGGCAGGTGCGGGCGAGGTTCCATGGGACGCTGACGGCGGACCGTGCCCAGAAGATCCCGTCGGACTTCGACTGGCATGAGCTTCGCCACTTTCACGGGTCGTGGCTGGCTGATCATGGGGCGACCGCGCAGGACATCGCGCAGCAGCTCGGCCATCAGGACGGTGGCCGCCTAGCGATGCAGCTGTACATCCACACGTACGAGGAGAACGCTCTGGCGCGTCTTCGCCGGATCGGTCTGCCTCGAGACGACGATCAGGCCCAGACGGGCTAGAAAACGTTGGCGCCCGGCCCCCGAGGCGGTGGGGACCGGGCGCGGACGGGCTAGCCAAGCGGGGTAGGCGCCGCGCCAAGGTGGCAGCCCGTCGGCACGGGACTGTACCGAGTGCCAGCGAAGTCGTTGTCGGGGATGTTCGCTGACACGCGGATTCTTGTGCACCGGCCTTGCACCTTCGGGCCGGTTTGCTTGCACAGTTCGCGGTAAGAAACCGGCGTTCTGGGTGCGATCGCGTTGTCTTGGTCTGACTGGCCGTGTCGCACCTAGAGATGACGAAAGCCCCGTGTTTATCGGGGCTTTCGTGTCCTTCTGACCTGGTTTGTCTCGGCTTGTCCGACCGAAACCGTGTATCGGGGAGACAGAACAAACTCGCGACCAGCCGGTCACCGCGTTTGGCTTGGTTATCGGGAACCTGGCCGGACATTCCGAGACAGGCCGTTTGCGACTTGCACCTAATCTTGTCCACAAACGGTGAGAACATGGGTGCCATGAGCACTGGGTTCCTGGTTCCGGCCTTGCCTGCGGGCAGCAAGGTCGAGGTCTATCCGAACGCGATCGACGGCTTTCAGCCTGACTTCGCTAACGCCAAGCCGATCGCTACGACCAGCACTGACGACGAGAGCCGCATCAAGGTTCCGTCGGAGTTGCTGCCTGGCGGCCGGTACTGGCTGCACAAGCCCGCGACCAAGAACGACCCGGCTGTGACGGTCGGGTTCATCGCGCCGGTCGAGACGCAGGCGCCGGCCGGGACCTCTGAGGCTGTGGCTGAGGAGTTCCGGGCGCAGGCGGAGGCGAATCGGCTGATGCTCAAGGACGCCGGTTACGACGTCAGGAAGGAGCAGGAGGACATGGCGAAGGATCAGCCGCAGAGTGCTGCGCCGGGGCCGCAGGAGACGACCGCTGATCAGGTGGATGAGGGCACGCCGGTGACGGCCCGTCCGAAGCCTGAGGAGCAGACGTTCGACACGATTCGTGAGACGCCGGAGGGTGTGAAGGCGTTCACGGGTGGTGTGCGTGCCGCGGAGCCGGACTCGCCGAACAAGACGGTCGGCAAGAACAGCGCGAAGCAGCAGGACGAGGCCGCGAAGAAGGCGAGCCGCAAGAAGTGAACTCGGGCGAGCTCCTCGGTGTGCTTCGGGACAACTTCCCGTTGTACGCCGAGGAGTGCCTGACGATCATCGGGACCGATGCGCGGCCGATCCCGTTCAAGCTCAAGCCGGCCCAGCAGCGCATTGAGGAGGCGGCAAGGGAGCAGGAGGCTGCGGGCCGTCCTGTTCGGTTGATCGTTCCGAAGGCACGCAAGGAAGGCGTGTCGACCTATGCGACCGGCAAGTTGGTGCACAGGGCGACGTTGAACCCGAACCACAACGCGATCGCGGTTGCCCAGGACGGCGACACGTCCGGTGAGCTGTTGCAGCTTGCGCAGTTCATGCACGGCAACTTGCCGGACCATCCGACGTTGCAGATCCGGCCGCCGTTGGCGAACCGGTTGCGGCGCAAGGAGCTGATGTTCGGCAACCCGGCCCGCAACGCCCAGGTCACCGGCGACTTCGGGATCAACTCGCGGATCATGGTGCAGCCCGCTGGCGAGTTCGAGGCTGGCCGCGGATACACCTACCACTCGGTTCACGCGTCAGAGGCGGCGTTCTGGCCCGACCTCAAGCGCAAGCTCACGTCGCTGCTGAACGCCGTGCCCGATGAGCCCGGCACGTTCATCCTGCTCGAGTCCACGAGCAACAGCTACAACCACTGGCGGACCCTGTGCATGCAGGCGCTGGAGGGCTCCAACGACTTCACGTGCGTGTTCCTGGCCTGGTTTGAGGAGCCGCAGTACACCCGCCCGTTTCTGTCGGAGGAGGAGCGCGAGGCGTTCCGGGAGACGGTCGGCACTGGCCCGTACGGTGATGACGAGCCGGACCTGATCGCCAACTACGGCCTGACGCTGGAGCAGTTGCATTGGCGGCGGTGGGCGATCGCGAATCGCTGCCAGGGCGACCTGCGGTTGTTCAAGCAGGAGTACCCCGCCACCTTGGACGAGTCGTTTCTGTCGACGGGCACGGTGGTGTTCAACCCGATGCATGTCGACGCTGTTCGTCGCGAGCTCGAGGACCGGGCGGAGCAGCCGGAGACGGGCCGGTTCGAGGCAACGGACTACCGGGAGGTCCCGTCGAAGTTCGGTCACACTCGCATGCCGACCGGGGCGAAGTGGGTTCGGGACCGCGCGGGCGCGTGGCTGCTGTGGGATCAGCCCGACAAGGACGACCAGTTCGTCATCGGTGGCGATCCGGCCGGCGATGAGGTGATGGATGAGGACACCTCAGCGATGCACGCCTGCCAGGTCATCGACCATCGCACCCGTGTGCAGGTGGCTGAGCTGGAGTTTCAGGGCGACCCGGACGAGTTCGCTGAGCAGATCATGCTGGCCGCGTTGTTCTTCAATCGGGCGTGGGTGGCGGTTGAGTCGACGGGCGGCTACGGGTACAGCATCAACCGTCGTATCCACTACGAGTGGCGGCACCCGTTCATGTATCGGCGCAGGTCGTTGGAGTCCCGCAAGGACAAGGCGTCGGACCGTCTTGGGTGGGACACGAACCGGGCGACCCGCCAGTTCCTGATCGACGGGGCCGTAGAGATGCTCAGGGAGGGTTCTCACGGCATTCGGTCGCCGAGGCTGGTGAAGCAGCTTGGGACCTTTGTGCGGGACGGCAGAGGGAAGCCTGTGCCGGCGCCCGGTGAGCGGTCGGACCTTTTGATGTCGTGGATGATCGCGCAGCATGTGGCGCAGGAGCAGCCGGTGCGCAAGTCGCATGGGTCGGGTCCGATCTCGACGACGACCCGTGACGTGGTGAATCTCAGGACGGGCTGGTAGCCAGACGGGGCACGTCCGGGTGCCCTTCTGAGCCCTTAGCCCTGTAGGCCGGGGCTCCGACGCGACTCCCCGCCGGCTACCAGAGTGCGGGCGACAGGACTCGAACCTGCATGCCCCGAAGGACAGATGCTCTTGAGGCATCCGCGTCAGCCATTGCGCCACGCCCGCACAGCGACCCTAGCCCGACCACAAGACAGACACAAGTCGCAGCGTCAGGACTCGCGCAACCGGCGGTGGCCGTGCTTCAACCGCCGATCGAACTGCTTGTCCGGATCGATGCCCCGCCGACGCAGATCGTCGTTGTAGGCCTCCCACTCCGGGTCCGGCGCACGATGGAAGTCCGCCCGCCGCTTGGCGGTCGCCTCGAGCTCGTCGCCGTGGACGGGCCAGCACTCGTTCTCCACATGGTTGACGAGCGCCTGCACGTCACCGAACTCCTGCCGGCACATACGGCACACAAACCCGTCGGCTTCACGCGCAGATTCCGGAACCCACAAGCCTCGCATAGTGCCGTCCATTGTGGCCTTACACTCAGATAGACACAAATCGCAGACTGCGAGGAATGAGCTATGGCCGGGCAGCAGACGACCAAGGACCGTCAGTGGGAAATCGATGAGCCGTTCTTCGTGGATGCGCAGGACGGCGAAGACCTTGCGCTCGCACTCGCTGAGGCCGAGGTGATCCTGCGACGGATCGGCGGCGCCATCCAGATCGTTGCCCGCCGCGAGGAGGTCGCCCCGGAGATGTTCGCCACGACGGGCTACATGTTCGCGTGGCGTTCCTACGCGCCCGCCCGCCGGCAGCGCAAGCCCGAGCCCGTACCCGACGCCCCGGTGACCGACGAGCCGGTGGAGGACCAGCAGGTTGAGCCTGCCGCCGCCTGACCAGCCCAAAGACGTTCTCCAGCGCGTCCTCGAGCGCTGGAACATGTCCTACGACGGGGTGCACAAGCGCTGCCGTGACCGGTGGGAGAACCTGTACGCGCTCTACGCCCAGTACACGGACTGGCGCAACACGCTCGGCACCGACCGCCGCGACCGCGACCAAGGCCTTCGCGAAGCCCAGCGCGAGTGGGGCGCCGAGCTGTTCATCCCGTACGCGTTCTCCACGGTCGAGACGATCTTGCCGCGGATGCTGTCCAACAGCCCGCGGGTGATCATCAAGCCCAAGCGGGAGGCCTGGGAGGACAACGCGGACGCGATGAAGACTGTGGTCGAGTCGCAGTTCGCGAACATTGACTACGAGCTCAGGTTGCAGCGGATCGCCCGCACCGGCCTGAAGCTGGGTCTGGGTGTCCAGAAGACGTACTGGGCGTCGAAGAAGCGCAAGGGCAAGCAGCTCGCGCCGGCCACGACGAACAGCGACAAGTGGGTGGTCGAGCCTGTCGAGCACACCCTGATCGACGACCCGTTCGTGGAGTGGGTCGACCCGTTCGATTTCGTGTGGGACCCGTTCGCCGCGAACGTGCAGGAGTGCGAGTGGGTGATCCATCGCACCTGGCGGTCCACCGACTACGTGACCCGTCTGGTTGAGCAGAAGGTGTGGAAGGGCGTCGAGGTCGAGGACGTCCGGCACGGGTCAGGTGGCTCGTCGAACTACACGGAGGTGCGCCAGAACCGGATGCGTGCCGATGGTTACCCGGACTTTCGTGCCCCGGATGTGCACGAGGTGTGGGAGTACCACGACGGCGACCGGATCGTGACGGTGCTGGATCGTCAGTGGGTGGTGCAGGACGCACCGAACCCGGCGTGGCATGGCGAGATCCCGTTTCAGGTGTACCGGCCGACCCCCAGGGATGGCCGGCTGGACGGGATCGGCGAGATCGAGCCGATCGTGGACTTGCAGTACGAGATCAACACGCTCAGGTCGCAGCGCAGGGATAACGCGACGATCGTGTTGCAGCGGGCGTACGCGTATCAGGACGGCATGATCGACCCGGCCGACTTCAAGATCGGACCGGGCCGCGCGATCCCGACGTTGGGTGATCCGCGCGAGGTGATCTTCCCCCTCCCCACCGGCGACATTCCGGCGTCGGGCTATCAGGAGGAGGCCCGGTTGCAGGCCGACATTGAGCGGACCACTGGCATTGATGATTCGTTGTCGGGGGCCGGCAACAGCCAGCAGACCGCCACGGGTGTGCAGCTTGTGCAGGCGGCTGCGAATGAGCGGATCCGGATGAAGACCCGGACGGCTGAGGTGGAGCTGGTCAGGGCGGCGGGCCGCCAGTTCATGGCCCTCAACCAGCAGAAGATCCTCAGCAATCGTGAGGTTCGGGTGCCGTCGTCGCCGACTCCGGGTGAGCCGGACAGGCGGTGGGCTTGGCGGCGGATCGGCCCTCAGGATTTGCGGGGCGAGTTCGAGCTTGAAGTTGAGGGCGGGTCGATGGCGCCGGAGAACGTGCCGCAGCAGCGCCAGGACGCCCAGTTCCTTCTGGGGTTGTTGCAGTCCCCGGTGGGCCAGCAGCTTGATCAGCGGCTGGTGGTGGAGCAGGTGCTTGGGAATGCCGGAATCAAGGAGCCGGCCCGCATGATCGTGGAGCCGCCGAAGGAGCCGACGGTTCCGCAGGCGCAGATCGACAGGGCGTTGGGGTTGTTGGCGGAGTCGGGTGTGGACAGGGATCTGATTCAGCAGGCGATCAGCGCGTCAAGGCAGCCGCCGGAGGAGGGTGAGAATGGGCCGGGTTGAGATCACCGAGATCGTGCTGCTCCAGCAAAGCGTCCTTCGAGCCGTCACCGACGCGGACGTCACCGTCACCGCGCGTGACGGAAGTCCTGTCACGGTCTACGCGGCAGAGACAGGCATCGAAACGCTGACCCAACCGTTGCGGACGACGCTCGGCCGAATCGACGGCTGGCTTGAGCTCGGCTCCTACAACCTCGAGGTCGACTACAACGGCACCCAGTTCACGCAACCGTTCGAAGCGATCAGCGGTGACGCGATCGCGGGCCTAGATCTCGGCAGCTTCGGGACAGGGGCCTACGTAGACGGCGTCGTGTGGCCTGAAGACCGCGAGTACCGCTCCGGGAACAAGGACGGTGTCTACTTCATCGCGGCCTTTGAGGACAACTCCGGCTCCGATAGCCCCATCACATACTCCAAGTTGTTCGGCGGCTATGGATCGAAGATTGGCCCAGGGAACCATGATTCGTTCTGGACTTCGATCCAGCATTACGGCGACGGCGAAGCGGGCCTGTTCATTGGCGACGTGACCGCGCACGCAGACGGGGAGGCCGGCAACATTTGGGGCGGGCATTTTCGTCTGACCGCCAATGTCGCCGCCAACATGCGCGGTCTCCACATCGAGCTGATCCCCAACGTGGACGTGTCTTCGAAGGGCACGATCGGGCTGGAGGTCACGTGCGAGGACGCGTTCCAAGCCAACAATGGCGTCCGAGTCGCAGGCAATTTTGATCGCCCGATCATCGTGTACAACGACCGCGCCGGCACGGTCATCAACTTTGACGTCGATGGCGATGGAGCGGTGCGCGCACGAGGGAACGTCACGCCGCTCACGACCGGCAAGACACTGGGTGCATCAAGCAGCCGATGGGACCAGGCGTACGTCAACCACTACAACCTTGGAGACGGGTCGACGTTCTTCTGGAACTCGAGCGGCGACCTGACCGCCCGATCGGTGGAGGTGCGACGCAACGGCGGCACCCCGACGATCGATTTCTCCAACGACTCGTCGACGGACTTTGACGCTCGGCTGATTCTGTCCGGCGACGACACTCTTCAGGTGACGGGCGCAAAACTCGTCGCCGCCGAGGGGTTGGGGGTCGGGAATTCCGCCGCTGCAACGACCGTGGGGACGGTCACGCGCAAGATGGAGGTTTTTGACGCTGCGGGCTCCAGCCTTGGGTTTGTGCCGATCTACGGGACGATCACGTGACCGTTGAACTGCTGAAGGTCGAGCTCACGATTGTGGCTATCGAACGCGCGGCCGATGGCACGGTGGCCCGCGAACGCGTTCTCGGGCGCGCCCCCGTCTACCCCTCCGATCTCGAGGAGATCCCGCGCGCAGTGCGAGATCTCGTCGACAGAGCCAACGATCCGGAAGGAGCGCCAAGCTAATGGCGTCGTTCTCGCTGACCTACCCCGAGAAGTTCCCGCCGACGACGTCGGTCACCGCCTACCCCCTGTCGAACTGGTCAACGGCAAGTCTTCCGCCCAGCGGCGCGCCTGTCGGCTCCTCCGCTGCTTCGGCGACGGTGAACAGCAGTGGTGTCGCCTTGTTCACCGGCCTGCGTACCGGCGTGGAATACGTCGCCTATGCCGCATCACCGGACCGGTACGTGCACTTCCAGGTCGGGCCTGCAACCTCGACGGCCTATCTTCAGAATGGTCGTACGGCGCTGATCAGCCCGACTACCCCATCGGCGATCGCGTCGCAAGGCGGGTTGGCGGTCTCGGCGAACGCCGCGTTCCTTGGTCGGTTCGTTGTGGAGCGCAACACGACGGTTCAGACCATCGCGTTTGCTGTGAGCACCGCGGCGGGCGCCGATGACAGCGTTGACGTCGGGATCTACCGGGCGGATGGGGCGACGTTGACGCTGCTGTCTTCGTCTGGGTCAACGAGCGGGAAGCTGAACTCGACGGGCCGCAAGACCGTTGCTCTGACGGCACCGGCGGCGCTGCTGGTCGGCGAGGTGTACTACGGGGCATTGGCGTGCGGTGCGCTCGGTGGTTCGGCGGCGACGGTGCGGGGCTGCACGGTGGGAAACGCTGGTGCGGCTGAGTTGTTCGGCTCGGCGGTTCCAGATCTTGAGGTCACGTCGAAGTCGACATCGTTTCCTCTGCCGAGTTCGATGTCGTCGTTGACGGCCTCCACGACCACAGGGCCAGCGTTGGCCTTGATCGAATAGCGGATGACTTCTCGGCAGACTCAGCCTTACCGGCAGGGCGCGCGGGAGCCTGGCCCGTCACTGTCAGCAATGCTCGCAGGCCGCACCCTCTACGGGTTCAACCCTCAGGACATGCCCCGCGCGTATACACCTCAAGGTGGTTTGGCGGAACTGCTCGCAAGGGCTATCCGTCAGGGACCGTACCCTTTGCGGTAGATGCACGCCCCGACGTACAACAGTGTTTTGGCGCACCTTGAGAAAAAGGACGCCGACGAGGTTGTGCGTATGGGACGGGCGGTCTCCGAGCTGCGCGACTCTGACGGCTGGCAGATCGTCAGCCAGATGCTGTCGCGCGCGGACGCAGACATGCAAACGACCCTTCTTCAGGGGGTTCATGAGCATGCCGAATTTGCGTCTATGACTGGCTACCTGAAAGGTGTGAGGTCGGCGGAGGCTGTGGTTGAGGCCGTCGTGGAGGCGGCAAATCGCGCTGACCGTCGGTTGGCGCAGATCGCACAGGAGCACGCATGAGCGAGCAGGCAGACAGCCAGCCGCAGGCCCAGCAGGACACCGCCCCTGTCCAGACCGGCGGGGAGCAGCAGCAGACCAACGGTGGTGGGGATTCGCCGGAGTACGTGCAGGCGCTGATGTCGCGCATGGACGAGCTCGCGGCCCGTCTTCCGGAGCAGTCGCAGGAGCCGGCCGACGACGGGTTCCAGTTGCAGGATTTGGCGTGGAACGACCCGTCCTACGACGACGACCAGGGCTACGACGACGGCCAGCAGCCGTTCGACCCGTATGCCCAGCAGCAGCCCGACCCCAGGGCCGAGCTACAGCGTCTGATCGACGCCCAGGTTCAGCAGGGCGTCCGGGCACAGCTTGACCCGTTCCTCATTCAGCAGCAGGCCGAACGGCTCGAGCAGCAGTACCCAGACTTGAAGAAGCCCGAGGTCGCCGGCCAGGTGGTCAAGCAGGCGTCGCAGCTTGCGCAGCGGATGGGCTTCGCACAGAACATGTCGCCGGACCAGGTGGACAGGCTGTCCCGGGACCCGGCGTTCATCGAGCAGGTGTACCTCGCGCAGATGGCGAGGAGCAGGGCCGCCCAGGAGACGCCTGCGGAGGCCGACAGCAATGGCGCTCATATCGAAGGGGCTGGCGCTCAGGTTGAGCAGCCCGAGGTGAGCGTGCAGGACCGCATTCTCAACGCCGGTGGTGGCTCCCAGGAGGGCTTCCGGTGGTTCTGAGAGCGCGGATGTTTTCGGTCATCCGTACATAGGAGAAACACATGGCTGCCGTTACTGGCGCTCGTGCCACTGCTGGCACTCAGGGGGTCACTCAGGGCCTCCGCAAGGTGGACATGGCTGATGCGATTCTTCAGCTTCAGCCCGATGTCGCGCCGCTGACGACCCTCACGGCTCGTCTGAACAAGAGCCCCACCCACAACCCGGATTTCCAGTGGGCTGAGGACGACCTGGCGACCCGGTTCGTTTCGACGTCGACGTCGTACAACTCGTCCGCCACTTCGGTGGTGCTGACGGCTGGTCACGGCCAGTACGTCAAGGCGAACGACCTGATCAAGGTTCCGCGGACGGGCGAGGTCATGCTGGTCACCGCGGTGTCGACGGACACGCTGACGGTCACTCGTGGCCTGGCGTCGTCCGGTGCGGCGATGAACTCGACGGAGGAGCTGCTGATCCTCGGGTCGGCCAAGAAGGAGGGCGACACCTCCGATCCGGCCGTGTCGGTCAACCCGTCGCTGGTGACGAACTACACCCAGATCTTCCGTCGGCCGTGGCATGCGACGGAGACGTGGGTGCACTCGGATCAGTACGTCCGCGAGAACGACTGGGACTACCAGGCTCGCAAGGCCGGCATCGAGCATCGCAAGGACATCGAGGAGGCTTTCCTGTTCGGCAAGCCGTCGCTCGACACGTCCGGCGCGCTGCCGCGTCGCACGACCGGCGGTGTGCTGCACTTCATCTCGACGAACGTGACCGCTGCTGGCGGCACGCTGACTGAGGCGTCGTTCTTCACGGCGTTGCGTTCGGCGTTCCGGTACGGGTCGCAGACCAAGACCCTGTTCGCCGGCGGTCTCGTGGTCGACGTGCTGAACACGTACCCGCGGTCCAAGGTGCAGGTCACCAACCAGCGTGATGGCACGTACGGCGTGAACGTCACGACGTTCCAGTCGCCGCACGGCACCGTCAACCTCGTCCGCCACTGGCTGCTCGAGGGCGCGACGTACCAGGGCTACGGCATCCTGCTCGACATGAGCCAGGTTGGCTACAAGTACCTGGCCAACGCGAAGGGTTCGCGCGACACGCACATCAACGACAACATCCAAGCCCCCGACGAGGACTCCCGCAAGAGCGAGTACCTGACCGAGGCCGGCTTGAAGTTCGGCCTGGAGAAGACGCACGCCCTGATCACCGGCATCACGGGCTAGCAAGGCTCCCCTCTCGGGGGTTGACAGAGAGCGGAACGGCGGGCCTGAGACGGTCCGCCGTTTTGCGTCTATGAGCGCCCGTACCATGTGTGGGGAGAGTCCGGGCAGACGGCCGGGACGAACGACCGGAGGTTTTCTGTGTCTGACGAGGTTGTGCAGTTCCGTTCCCCTCATATGAACTTGCGGGTGGTGCGAAAGTCCGCTCAGCAGCAGGTGCTGCCCGACGGCGGTATCGCCCAGATCGCTCCTGAGGTGGTGTACGAGTTTCAGGAGGGCTGGCTGTCGGTGGTGCCCGGCCGGGATGTGATCGCGGACGGGCCGTGGGACGACAAGATCGGCGGCCCGTCGGAGCAGGACGCCTTGTCGTACCTGCGCAACCACCCGGACTTCGGGCACCGGTTCCTCGAGATTCTGCCGGCGGCCCCTGAGCCGTCTGACGTGCTCGTCGACATCGGCACCGCGCTCGCCACCGGCGATGTGGAGAAGCTGACGGAGATCGGCAACGAGGAAGCCGCGACGTGGAAGCGGCAGGTCGTCCTCGACAAGGTCAACGACGCGCTCGATCAGCTCGAGACCGCGACGGCAAGCTAGGGGGACGGGTTCGTGCCGATTATCCTGGAGTCCGAGGCGGGCACCCCCACGAGCGGCCTTTCGGGGGCTGCTCTGGTGTCCGCGGTGATTCAGCAGGGCGGCACGGACGCGAACCGCACCATCGTCCTGTCGCTGCTGAACGAGGTGTACGCCCAGCAGGTCGCGGACTCCAGGTGGTTGCGGACGATCGATTCGATTGCGACAACGGTGGCTGGCACGACCGAGTACGTGCTGGCCCCCGATGTTGTCGAGTCCTACGGGCTGAAGGTCGGCGGCACCCCGTACGAGCTCGTTGGTGAGGACACGATGTGGCAGCTCACCAGCGGCCGGAACTGGGGCCGGGGCGGCATCTACTCGCAGGGCTACGACACGGCCGGCAACACGGTCATCAACGTGTGGCCCGCCCCGGAGCAGGACGGGGACGACATCGTGCTGTACGCGGCCCGTGTTCCTGCCGCGCTCGAGGACGACACCGGGTCATATCCGGTGACCCCGGCGGATTCGCATTCGTCGCTGATCGACGGAACGTTGGCGCTTGTGTTTCAGCGCATCGATGAGCGCGAGGACATGGCCGCGCCCAGGTGGAACAACTTCGTGGCGACGACGGAGAAGCTGCGCCGTCGCAAGCACAGCCTTCTCAGGGGCTCCAAGCCCGCCCAGTTGTTGGTTGAGGGGATTCACTTTCGCTGATGTCGCTTGGCGTTCTCGTTCAGCGGAACTTCTCGGGCGGGTTCTGGGCGAACCCGTCTCGTGAGCTGATCCCCGAGAACGGTGTGGCGAAGGCCCGCAACGCCCTGCTGGAGGAGGACGGCACGATCTTTCGCAGGGGCGGCTCGGAGTACCTGACCTCCGCGTTTGGGACGGATCTGCGGTTTCTGTGGGACGGCTACCTGACCGCTGGGGACCGCACGTTGGTGGCGTCCACGACCGATTTTGGGGTGGTCGACCAGGCTGGGACGGGGCTGGTGAATCTCGGTGGGTCGGGGACGGATGGGCAGCGGCCGGCGGCTGGCACGGGCATGGTGTTCGTGCCGTGCGGCTCGTCTGGTGTTGGGACGGTCGCCGTGTATGCCGGGTCGCGCAAAGGCTCCTACAGCTTCGGGGACATCACGACGACGGACGGGTCCACGACCGTCACCGGCGGCGGCGGAACAACCTGGTCTGCCGGTGTGGACGCCGGCATGGTGATCACGTCGGGCGGCCAGTTCGTCGGAGTCGTCAAGGAGGTCACTGGCGACACCAGCCTTGAGCTGCGCAGCCCCGCCGCCACCGTTCTCACAGCCGCCGCGTATTCGGCGGTCGGGGTGTACGAGTTCCAGCCAACGGCCGGCGATCCTGTCGCGGGTGTCGCGACGATCAGCAACCCGGTCCGGTTGATCGTCGGCAACGGCGATCAGGTGCACTTCTCCGCGTCAGGAAACCCGCTGTCGTTCGATCCGACGGACTACTACCTGCTGCCCGGCGGCGCACAGGTTCTTGGGCTCGAGGCGCTCAGGAACGTGCTGTTCGTGTTCACCACCGCCGGGGTGTTCACCGTCACCGGCCTGGACTACGACCTCACCGATGCGCTCGGCAACGTGCAGCATCGGGTTGAGCAGATCAGCCGCGACCTGGTCCTTGCCGACGCCAGGGGCATCGCTGGGTGGCGCGGCTCGCTGCTGGTGCCGTGCACGGACGACGTGTACCTCGTGTCGGAGTCCGCGGCCCCCGAGCCCGTCAGTGCTCCGATCAGGCTGCTGTACCGGTCCTACGTCAAGGAGGGCTACGGGTTCGGTCACGCGACGGTGTACCGCAACCACTTGTTTCTTCCGGTGGTGAACGGGTCGGAGTGGATCGACACGCTCGTTCTTCGGCTCGATCAGGGCGGCTGGACCCAGTGGGACGGGCACGGCGGCACCTCCTTGGGGTTCGCTGCACGGTCCAAGCGCGGCGCCCAGCCAGCCCGCCTGCTGTCGATCAACGCCGGCCGAGTCCTTGACCTTGCGGGCGCGTTCGATCCGGACGAGGACAACACGCAGGATGCCGACGGCACGGTCCACCAGTTCGAGGTCGTGACCCGTGACTTCACGACGGACGGGCTCCGGCGGGCGCTGGTGAAGAAGATCCGGTTGCGCTACGAGCTCAACGACACCGGCGACACACCAACGATCCGGGCCGGGTTCGGCACCGGCCAGGTGTCCACCGCCGGAACGATGTGGGGATCTTCGACATGGGGATCGTTTCTGTGGGGCGGCGCGTCCTCCGATGATCAGTTTGTGGACATGGACGGTGAGGCGCCGCCAGACAACGGCACGTCCCCGTTCGTGTGGCCCGTCATCCCTGGTGAGACGGGCGTGCGGCCCCGGTTTGCCCGGTTCAGGTTCGTGCAGGACGAGGCGTGCTCCGGATGCAAGATCCGGGCGCTCGAGGTGTTCATTCGGCAGGGAGGCAGGCAGTAATGGGACAGGTCACGTTTCCTCACACGTTGACGAACGGCCAGACCGCAAACGCGTCGCAGGTCATGGCCGACCTCGAAGCGATCCAGGACGAGGTCAACGGCAACATCGACTCGACGAACCTGGCCGCGAGCGCCGTCACCCCGACTGAGCTTTCGTCGTCGGCAAAGAACCTGTTCGCGCAGCTCGTCACGACCGGCAAGCGGTACGCGTCCGGGGTGGTGTCCGTTCCGTTCTCGAGTTCGTCGACGGGGACTGCGAACATCGTTCATGGGCTTGGCGAGGTCGCTGAGCAGGTGCTGGTGACGGTGGCGCAGGGCGGCGCCTACTACTTCTCGTCGGTTGATCTTGGGAATGCGGGCGGCGCGGTTGTGTATCTGCGCACGCATGACGGGTCGTCGGTTACGGGGTCCGTGAACGTTTCCTGGCTGGCTATTTCCTAGTGTCGGCGTTCACCCCTGAGCAGCAAGCGGAGATCGGCCGGCTTATCAGCGGCACGTTCGGGGACCTCGGCACGTTGATCCGCCAGTTGCAGGGCCCGGTTGCCGAGTTTCAGGGCCGTGTGCGGTTCGGTGAGGGCGACCCGGAAGGCACAGTCGAAGCGCCGGTTGCCACCCTGTTCTTGCGCACTGATGGTGGGGCCGCCTCCACGTTGTACGTGAAGGAATCTGGGACGGGCAACACCGGCTGGCAGGCCAAGTAAATGGCGGTCCTGTCCCCCGCCTACCATTTGTGTTAGATGGCGAACGGGTTCAGAGGATCGATTCCTGCGTCTGTGCGGCGTCGTATTCGCGGCGGCACACTGACGGGCGGTGCCGCCGGGTCGTCCGGGTTTGATCCGTACGACCTTCAGACCGCCCCCCCGGGCTCCTACGACCCGGCGCTCGACTACGGCCTTGAGAACGAGGGCCTTGGCTATCTGTTTGCGGGCCAGGACTTCGCGACGGGCCGTCAGCGTCTCGACACCGACTGGGCCAACACCCAGGCCGACATCGCAACGGCGCGCGACAGGGGCCTTGCGGACCTTCTGACGGGACGGACGCAGACGGACGAGGACTACACCCTCGGCAACCAGCGCCGCCAGGCAGACTTCGATTTGGGGCGGGGCCGACTTGCGGAGAACCGCCAGTTCGACCAGGACGACCGGCAGCTTCAGTACCAGCGGCTCGCGTCACAGCAGACCCAGCAGGCACGCGCCGCCGGTCTGGGTGAAGGCGGAGCTCTGGCGCAGGCGTTGCAGAAGCGCACCGCCAACCAGGCCCGCGAGCAGTCCCGTGCCGATGTTGGGTTCGGCCGCCAAGAGCAGGACATGAACCTGTCGTTCAGCCGCGGCAACGAGGACGCGACCCGCGCCTACAACCGGTACGTGCAGGGCAACGACCTGTCCCGGTCCCGGCTGCTTGAGGACACCGGTCGGCAGACCGAACGGGGCCAGCTTGGCTATCAGCGCGGCGTCACCGATCTTGAGACGGGCTGGCAGCGGGCTGGGCTGTCGCACCAGTTGTTCGGGCAGCAGACCGAGCGGGAGAAGCTCAACCAGGCCCGTCAGCTTGGCGCGTTGCCGGAGAAGCCGTCGAACGAGTTCTCTGACAGCAAGGGCCCGTACCGCATCGAGATTCACAACGGTCAGCGGTGGAAGCGCCGGCCGGACGGGTCGTATACGGTCGTTGGAAAGGCGGGCAAGTAATGGCGAAGCGTCGTCCGAAGGTTGATCGTCGTCAGCAGCGAGCGCAGGACGCGACGCTGCTGCGGTACGGGCCGGAGATCGACGCGCTGAACATGCTCGTCGACGACATTCGTGGCGGCGCGTCTCAGGAGATCCGTCAGGCCAGGACGGCGGCTGACGCGTATGGCCGTTTGGTGGATGCGACGTTGCCGCAGGCTCAGGCTGAGCAGTCCCGGTTGGTGCAGCGCCAGACCGATTTTCTGCGGGGCTTGGGTCCGTTGGCGCCGACGCATGCGGCTGAGGCGGCGGTGGCGGCAACGAACGCTGGGCTGTCGGGGTCGGCGTTGACGAACATGTTGTTGGCGTCGAAGGCCCGGCAGCAGCAGGCGGCCCAGTATCAGGCGGGGGCGGCTACCCGCCAGATGAACTCGGACCTGGCGAAGGTGCAGACGCAGCGCAGCAATCTGGCCCGTCAGGCTGGTGTGTACGCCGCTGATTTTCTGGCGCAGCAGCTTGACGCGGATCGTAAGCGTGCGGCTGAGCGCAACGATTTGCAGGCCAGGTTGACGCAGGATGAGCGCAACAGCATCCGGTCTTCGGGGACGGATCCGGATACGGGCCAGCCGACACAGAACGCGAAGAACGCGGCGCGCGGCAAGTCGAAGTTCACGCCCGAGTCGCGCCGCACGACGTCACGCACGATCCGTTCGGGCGTTGACCTGCTGGCCGGGCTGAAGGTTCCGCGGAACGGGTCGAAGGCGTCGATCGAGGCTGCCAAGAAGATCCTCCTGGACGGGATCGCCGGCTCGTCAAAGGTCGAGGTCTACAAGGACCCGGTCACCGGCAAGAAGAAGTCGAGGACCGTTCAGCAGCCGGCTGTGGCGAAGGCCATCACGAATGACCGTGAGCTTGCGGGGATCATCGCTGAGCGGTACGTCAACGGTGGCTTGTCCGATGCGTCGAACAGGCGGCTGCGGGGCCGGTACGGGATCACGGCAAGGCCTGCGCCGCCTCCGAAGCCTGCTCCTACGCCTCGTCAGGCCGGGCGCGCTGTCGGCAAGTCGATCATGAACATCCCGGGCATCACCAAGCGGGGGTAGCTAGGTGGCTCGCCCCGTCGAGCAGCAGGTTCGCCGGCAGGACAAGAAGCCGACGAAGCGCCCGGCGCGCCCCTTGGTTCTTGCGCCGCCGAAGCCCAAGAACGGTTTCGACAGGCCGTTGGGACGGGCTGATGCGCCGTTGCGTCGCGGCCAGCAGCAGGCCCGTAAGCGTGTGGAGCGGGCGCAGCAGGCGTTGCCGAAGCGTCCCGTTCCGGCGATCCCGCGGCTGAAGAACCCGACCGCGGCGCAGAGGCGGGCCGCGCAGAACCTGATCCGCAGGTCCCAGTCCCAGGCGCTCGGAAACACCAAGGGCGCGGACCGGCAGCGCCAGCTCGAGGCCTACCACCGTGAGCTTCGCACCGATCCGCGTCAGCGCCAGTACAGGGTCACGGCGGAGGATTACGCCAGGACGGCGCAGCGGGCCACTGAGGAGCTTCTGGGCCGTGGTGTTGCGAATGCCCGTCAGAAGGGCGCTGGGGACCGTCTCAGCGCGAGCCAGGCCCGCATCCTGGGACGTCAGGCCATCGGGTATCAGCAGCGGCGGGACACGGTTCGCCCGCGACGCCCCGACACCAAGGTCCGGCTCGGCCCGGCGTCCATCAACCTGACCGCTGCCGGCCAGGCGCTTGCTTCTCGGGTGGAGCGCGGACACGGGTACGGGCTCGTGCACAACGTGCCGCGCTACGCCGGCCGGGTGGTGTCCGACGCGGTGAACCTTCCGAAGTACGCGGCGCTGTCGCTGTACGAGACGGGCGCCGCCGGAGTTGAGGCGGCACAGGGCGACACTCGCAGGGCTAGGCGGATCATCAAGGGGCTCGATGACGGGTTCGTTGGGCAGGCCGTCCAGGGCAACTTTGACGAGGCGTACAAGCAGCTTTCCCAGCATCCGCTCTACTCGCTGCTTGAGGTCACAGGCGTCGGGCAGATCGCCGGCCGCGGCGCTGGTCTTGCGGCACGGTCCGGCGCGTTGGGAGGTCGAGCGCGACGGTTCGCCCGCCAGGCCCGACCGGACGAGGTGCTGGTGCCCGGAACGTCTCTGCGAGTCGCTCGCCGGGACTCCCCGAACCTGATCGTTCAGGCGCTCAGGAAGGGCAACGACCGTTCTCGGCGGCGCGCTGGCGAGATCTACGACGTCGACGGGGGCGAGGCGCGCGCCCGCCCAGTGTCGGTCTTTGGGCAGGAGCGCCAGGACCGCAAGATCCGTCGTGCGATGGACGAGCAGGCCTCCCAGGTTGAGGGAGAGCGCCGCTACAGCCGGGAGCAGTTGAACCGGCGTATGAACAAGGTCGGGCGCGGCCTGTCGAAGGACGAGCGCAACCTGGTGTTCATGGCGGTGGAGGGACGCATCTCCCCCACCGATCTGCGCGGGTCGATGCGGGCGGAACGCGCCAGGCTTCAGGCCGCGTTTGAGCGCAACCGCGGCGTGATGAGCGCCGACGCGCAGCGCGCCAACCGCGCCCAAGTCAAGGCATTGGACCGTGGGCTCAGTAACTCGCGAATCCATCAGAACCCTGAGCGCCTGTTCGACGTGGCCCGCCAGGTGGCCGGCGAATCTCGACGGCTCGAGCGGGACCTGGTTGACCTCAACGCGCTCACGGACCAGCAGGCGCTTGAGGCGAGGCTGCGCCCCTATGCGGTGTCTCGTATGGGCGCCCGCGTTGAGGACGTCAACGGGCAGCCGCGACTTGTGCGCGACGGCAGCATCCTTCGCCCCGACGAAGTGCTGCGCCACATGGACGACAACGGCGTCGACCCGGAAACGATCGGGTTTCTCGGCCAGCGCAGGGATACGGGCGGCGCACGGTCGTTCTTCGTCAACTTTGTGCCTAGCCGTCGAAGCGTTGACAGCAAGCGTCGCACCGGCCGCGGCACCGAGCTCGGGGCCTACGCAACGGACTTCAACGCGATCGTCGAGGACATCGTTCGCCGCGGCGGAGTCACCGACGCCATTCGCGGCTTCGATGAGCTGGTGAACCGAGCCGCCGTTCGCAAGCGGGACGGCACCCCGTTCCGCTGGGATGAGGCCGTTGACCGGGCCAAGGCGCTTGAGGAGCAGTACGGGGTTGAGTTCGTGCCGGTCCGGATGGCGCCCGCCAGGTACGGCGACGAGCGGTTGCAGCAGATCCTTGGCAACCAGGGTCCGGGGCGTGCTCCGTCCACGGACACGGTGGAGCGGCTGGTGTTGGGCCGCGCAACCGATGAGCCGCCGGAGTTCGGTGCCAAGCAGACCGCGAACGTGGTGTTGGTTCCGAAGGCGGCGTGGAAGCGCATCCAGGACCATCAGCTCAACACGTCGACGGCGACGTCTCGTGCGCTGAACCTCTACAACCGGGCGTTCCGCACTGCTGTGTTGCCTCTCAGCACGAAGTGGATGACCGGCAACGCCCTGGAGGGGATCGTGCGGTCGGTCGCGGCTGGTGTCTCGCCACGTGATGTGCGGACGGGTCGGCGAGTCATGGCGTCACTGCGCAAGATGGACGAGGACGCCTACAAGCGCGCCGACGTTCAGCTTCGTGGCGGTCTGCTTTACGGGTCGGCGGACCGCATGCGCGTCTACCGCAACGCCGACGACTTCGAAGGCACCGCTCTGTACCCGTACGTCAAGGCCGTCGAGGACCTGTACCACAGCAAGGTCGGCTCTCCCGTCAGGGTGGTCGCTGGTGGCCTGAGCGTTCTGACACGCGGCGTGTTCACGCTGAACCGGGGCATCGAGCAGATGTTCCAGTCGGGCGTCATCGGCAAGCAGACCCGTCGCGAGGTGCGAGATCTGACGGGCTCCTGGACGAAGGCGTTGCGGTTGCAGCGCGAGGTGATCGATGAGGTCGCCAAGGGCCTGTCTGGCACGCCGAAGCAGGTCCAGTTCGCTCGTGAGATCGACACGATCCTGGGCAAGTACACGCGGTTCTCTCCGTTCACTCGTCGGATGGTGCAGACGGTCGCGCCGTTTGCACCTTGGTTCTTGTCGGCGGCCAAGTTCTCGTTCTACACGCTGCCCGTGCACCATCCGGTGAAGGCGTCGCTGATGGCGTCGCTTGAGCAGACGATGCGCGACGACTGGGACGAGATGAACAAGGACGCTCCCCCGGGCACCCTGCGCTACGCCGTCCGTACCCCGGATGGCGGCTACCTGGATCTCGCCCGGTACACGCCGTTCAGCATCGCCACCGAGGGCATCGGCATCACGGTCGAGCCGTTCCTTCCGCAGTTCAAGTCGCTGTACCTGAATGTGCGCGGCCAGTCCTGGAAGGAGCGCGACTTCCAGCTTGCGTCCGGCGGTCAGGCGAGCGACCCGAAGAAGGTCACGCTGATGATGTACAGCCTGCTTGAGTCCGTCTTCCCTGGTCTGATGCTCGCGAGACGGCTGCGTGAGGGCGGCGGCACCCCGTACGACGACTCGACGGTCTTTGCGCCAAAGACGAAGCCGGGAAGCAACTACCTGTCGGCTCCGCGACGGGCGCTTGATCCGTTCGCGCCGACGTACCTGCGGCCCCCTGAGCGTGACGGTGGCGGGACGGTTGTGGCGCCGGCCGCGCCCGTGACTGAGGTGGACCGGATTGTCGAGGGAGCTCGGCGTGAGGCTGAGCGGCAGGCCCGTGAGGCTCAGAAGGTGTCTGAGGTCGACTCGATCATCGACGAGGTTCGTCGTCGCGCTGAAGCTGGCCGTTAGGTCGTGAGGTTCACGCCGACCCAGGCGAAGAACCCGCACAGGAAAATCGGCACGAGCATCAGGTACGGGCCGCCCTCGAGCGGGGAGGAGCGGACGTCGGTGACGAGCTGGCGGATGCAGAGCAGGCCGACCAGGACGCTGGCAGCGGTGAGTGCGATGGCGAGCGCGTCGAGCACGACGCGCGCAGGGTAGAGCGCTGGCCGGGCGTCGTCTACGCCTTGCTGATCAGGATGACGAGTGCGGCGGTTGCGGCTAGGACTGCCAGGCTCGCGGCGATGCGTCGTTCGTTGAAGCCGGTCCAGGCGAGTGCGAGGCCTGTCGCGGCGACGAGCAGGCCGACGATCCCCGCCACTGGATCCACGGCGGGCGAGCGTACGTGTACACGTCACGAGTGTCTAGCCGGCCCGGTCGTAGACGGCAGCGAGCTGAGGGGCGACCACCTCTGCAGAACACCGGCTGCGCGCCGCAGCAATGCATGCTTGGCCGCGCTGCCTGTCACCCGCAACACGCACGATGGCGTCCGCAAGAGCGCGCGTGTTCCCTGCCGGAACCAGGTCCGCTTCGGGAGCGAGTTCGTTGACGGCTCCGACGCCGGTTGCTGCGACTGGCACCCCGTCAGCCATAGCTTCGAGTGCGCCTAGGCCGAACGTTTCTGCTGCGCGGGAAGCGGAGACGGCAACGCACGCTCGAGATCTCAGCTCCGCCAGTTCGTCTCTCGAGACCAGTCCCTTGAACGTTGTCGCCGGGTAGGCGTATCGCAGAGCTTTCTCAAGTGGTCCGGTGCCTGCGACAACGGTGGGGATGCCAGCGGTCTGGGCGGCCTCGAGCGCGCCGGCAACGTCTTTTTCTGGGGCTAGTCGCGATGCGATGAGCGCGAACTGTCCCTGGTCCGCTGTTGAGGTTGTGGCGAAGGACCGCAGAACGTGCGGCACGACTTGCACGTCTCGTACTGGGGCTCCGAGCGCGCGCAGGCGATGGCGGGCCGCCTGGCTTGGCACGACGATCACGTCGGCCTGGGCGACGAGCCGCTGCTGCCAGGTCGCGAGGCCGATCCCGTAGGCGACGCTCTCGGCCTTCCCGCCACGGCAGCGCAGGGCGACGCCCGGCAGCGTGTCGCGCCCGTGGCAGCGCGTGCAGTCCTGGCCGCGGGAGTTCACGCACGTCCCGACCGCGCAGACGAGCCGGTAGTTGTGCAGGTGCAGGACGACGCGGGCCCCGGCGCTGCGGGCGGCGGCCAGCGCGCGCCAGCCGAACGCGGGGTTCGTGTTGTGGGCATGAACGACGCGGGCCTTCGTGCGCTTGACGGCCGCGGCGACGTCGTCGGGTTGCAGGCCGCCCCGGACGAGGGCGATCGCCGCCCGCGTGTTGCCCAGGGCGGCGCTGTCGCGCTCGAGGACCTCGCAGTCCTCACCCAGGTGCTCGCGCACGAGCCACTGCGTGTCGGTCACCGCGCGCTCCTCGCCGCCGGTGTGGCGGTAGCGGTTGTGGAGGAGGAGGATCACCCTCCATCGGAGCCTATTTGCGGTGCCTACTCCGTCCGCGCCTGCCCGGGAATACGCAGGGGCACCGTGACCCACACCGGATCGGGGCCTTGGTCGACCCATTCCCCTTCCGGCTTTGGTCGGCGCAGTAGCCGTTCCCACCATTTCTGTTTGCGCGGGGGAACCCATTTGCTCCAGCGGGGGAGCACGTAGGAGCCGGTTGGCTGGGCAGACGGGTCGTAGCGCAGCTCGTAGCTCATGCTGATGTCGAAGCTGTCGATCCACACCTGGACCCGCGCTGGGTGGTCGTTCGGGTACGTCTCGATACACGACCAGCCAGCAGGTGCCCGGCAGGTCGGGCAGTCCACGAAGCGCTTCGCGTCACTCATCGGTCGCGCAAAGCGTCGGCGATGATCGCCCGGATAGCTGACGGAGTCATGTAGCGCACGTCGTCCTCCTGGAAGTGACGCAGACCGGCGTCGATCATCTGAAGTGCCATACGCATCCGTTTGGTCTGCTTGTCCTCCACGGTCGGTGGGGCGGCAAGCAGGACGTCGACGGGGCGCACCCACACGTGAGTCGGTTCGTGTTCATGAGGCACTGGTTCGCCGTTCACAAACCGCCACCGCTGCACGCGCACGAGGCTGTCGAGATCTTCTCGCATGGCCTAGAACCGCCGGACGATCTGGCGCTCATCCGCGATGATGCCCCTGCTCACGAACCCGACATCCAAGCTCGCGTCCAACGACGGCCCGCTTGAGATGTCGAGCGCCAGGTACTCGTCGCTTCGCGGCCGATCCCCGAACGACCTCTCAGCCTTCTCGCACGCCTCACGGAGGTCGCGGACCGCTTGACGGTCGAGCCTGACCCGGATCATCTCGCCCACCGCCCAGCGATGCCACAACCGGCGAGCCCGCAGAGGATGCCGTAGCAGAAGAAGATGCCTCCCCACGGGTCACCGTCGACTCCCGTCATGAGCACGAACGGGAACACGGTGGTCGCGTAGAGCACGCAGCCCAGGGCGATGCCGGCGATCATGCCGCCGCCTTGGCGCGCTTCTTGTAGGGGCCGCGGATCCCGCACAGCTTCGCCAGCTCCTTCGCGACCGCCTGCGGGCGAGATGCCGACCCGCCGCCCGTCTCAAGCGCCGCAATCGCCTTGCGCAGGATCGTCGCGGCCGGCGTGTTCTCGACCACCACGGGAAGCCGCTCGAAGAACCGCGGGTCGTCGCCATACTTCTGAATAGCGATGGCGAACCCTTCGATCAGGGCTCCGTCCGTGCCCTTCGGCTCGCCCTGGTACGTCGCGATCCACGACAGAGCCTTGTCCAGCAGGTCGCCACCGCCCCGGGCATACACCCGGTCGAGCGACGCGACCGCCCCGATCTGCCGGTCGTGGCCGCCCCTGACGATCGTGTAGCCCCGATCTTTTGCGATCTGCTGGATCTCGATCGCGGCCGGCTCGCCCGCACGCAGGCGCGCGCGGAACCTGTCGTACGGGCTCAGGGCCTTGCGCTGCGTCTGGAGCTGCACGAACAGCGCAGCCTCCTCGGCGACGGACAGCCCCTCGTGCACGATGCACGGCGCCGTGTCCTTTCCAAGCGCCTTGAGGGCAGCAAGCCGGTGCTGCCCGTCGAAGACGGCGAACTTGCCGTTGCGCTGGCTGACCTCCAACGCCCCGAGCAACGCCGGGTTGAACTCGTCGACGATGCGCTGCACGCGCGTCTCGTCCAACTCGCGCTGGTAGGTCCCGTCCACCTTCAGGTCGGCAAGGCGAACCTTGCGGTGCCTCGGCTGCATTTCACTCCGCCTCTCTGTGCTGCGCTCGCGGCCTACCCGCGTGCGTCATAGACCAAAGTCTACGCAGATCCGGCTGCCGGACGCAAGGGTTTGAGCGGGAGGCTTGAGGCGCACTGCCCCCTGACCTCAGGGGAACAGTGCGCCGACTGCCGTCCGCAATGGGAATCGCGTTCAGGAATCGGCCCGAGAACTCGAGCGCGCCCAGGTCTGCCGTTACCGCGTCGTTCTCGTCTGCCGGCCGTAGGGCCACAGGACGGGACAATGTCTGGGAATAGCGGGGTAAAACCCCTCTGACGGGCGATACACCGAGCGGTTGCTAGCCAGGCTCGGGCGGCACGGGGCCGATAGCGGTACTTCCGCAGCACGCGCTATCGTTTCGCGTGCGGCATATCTGATAGACGAAAGTCTGGCACAGGCCTCCGACGACCTCGGGGGCCTGTTCCGTCTTTGCGGGCTTTTGCGTCTATGACCGCAGGTAGCCTGTATAACGGTGGCCTACCGGCTTGATCCGTCGCAGCGCTCGTTGTTGGCTCAGATCCTCACGGAAGGCCGTTCCGTGATCCGCGACCCGAAGCTCAGACGGATCGCTGACAGGGCCGCTGCGCAGACCGCGATCGTTGAGTCCGGCATCCGGAACTTGTCCGGCGGTGACGCTGATTCGGCTGGCTGGCGTCAGGAGCGCGCGTCGCTGTACAAGAACCCGACGAACGTGAAGGCGGCGGCCCGTCGCTTCTACCGGGAGTTCGCGCAGCACTACGACCCGGGCGAGCACTCGTGGGAGGTTGCCGCCCAGGTGCAGCGCCCCCGCGCTGATCTGCGTGGCAGGTATCGGCAGGAGGCTCGTGCCGCAGCTCAGGCGTTGCGTCAGGTTGGCGCGATCACGGACACGGGCGGCAGCTCCGGTGTGCAGACGGGTTCGAGCTCGCCGGTTCAGGGGCCGCAGATGGACGCTGGTGGCGGCACCGGGCTGGCGGAGCTGCTGTCGTCGATGGTCGGCCAGCAGCGTGGGCCCGTCTCCTCGGGTGTCCCTGCGCCGGCACAGAATCCGTATCTGCGGTTCGCCGGCCAGTCTCCTCAGACGCAGGGTGTGCAGCCGCCGGACTCTGGTGTGGGTGAGCAGCTTGGGGCGTTGTCGTCGTTGCTGGGGCCGGGTTTGCAACAGCTCCCGGAGAATGTTGCGGACACAACTACCGGCGGGGGTCGAGGTGGGGCCCGCGGCCAGCTCGACGGCGACGCGTACCCGATTCGAGGCGGCGGCGGAAAGCTGATCGGCACCCCCCACTCCGGCACGCACACTCTCGGCAACTGGCAGTCTGATAACGCCGTCGACATCCGGGTGCCGAACAACACCGTCCTCGAGGCGTTGGACGACGGCGTGGTGGAGAAGGTCAAGGGCTCGTACTCAGGTGGCCGGTCCCGGTTTGACGGCTACCAGGTGACGATCCGATTCAAGGACGGAAACCGGGCGTTCTACACGCACCTGTCGCGCACGCATCTGAAGCCGGGGCAGCGCGTCCGTAAGGGTCAGGCGGTCGGCCGGTCCGGTTCGGCGAACGGTGTGCCGCACTTGCATCTTGGGGTCGAGCACGGGGACCCGCGCAAGCTCATCGGTAGGGGTCGCTAGGGACTGCCGTGCATGTCGAGGCTCACCCTCATTCGGTACGGGGCATTGATCCTCGTCCGGGACATCCTCATCCCGTCCGGGGGCCTCTTTTTTGTGACGTATGGGCTGATCACGGGAACGCTGGAACCGTGGCACCTTCCGTTGATAGCCGGCATGCTCGGAACTCCGCTCGTGGCGCGTGGTGCTTCGCCGCCGGAGGAACTGCCGGTCCCGCGGGCCGACTCGGGCTCTGGTGGGCAATGAGCGCCGGCACTGCGCTGGTGTTGTGGCTGTCGGAGATGCGGTTTTGACGGTCAACAAGCCCGTCATCGTCGCGTTCGTGTTGCTGTTTGCTGCGTCGGTCGGCTCGTCGTGGCTGGCTGGCGACAAGGCCGCGAAGGCGCAGCGCGACATGGTGTTCGACACCCAGGTCAGGTTGCGTGACAGTCAGGTGCAGGGCTGCTATCGGACGATCGCGGACCGTAACGACGCGATTCGTGGGTGGAAGGCGGCCCGTCGAGCCAGGTTGATGACGGCCGCGAATCCTCGGGTGACGATGAAGGAACGTCTTGAGGCGTCGGGGGCGGCGGCGGTCTACAAGGAAGTGATCGAGTCCTACCAGTCCCGGATCGTTCAGTGTGAGCGCGCGTTTCCGCCGGTGATGCGATGAGTGGCCGGCGTTCGGGGGACTGGGAGCACCCGGCCCGTCGCCGCGAAGACGCGCTCGAGGAGCTGCTGGAGCACGGGTCCCGCAACTTTCGTCGCTATCGCAGGCGCGCAACGGTCGCGTTTGTGGGGCTGGCGGTGGCGAACGCGATCGGGTTCTGGAAGATCGACCAGAACGCTGATCGGGCGCGTGAGGACAACGCCCAGGTCACGTACCAGTCGTGTCGTGCGGGCAATCAGTTGCGTGGCGGGATCGTGTCGTTCATCGGTGAGCTGCGGCTGGGTGATGAGGACGATCGGATTCTGCGGTTGGCGCGTGTCAGGTTCGCGCCGCGTGATTGCGATTTGGTGATTGAGCCGCTGAAGCCGTCCCCTTAGGCCGTCACACTTGTGTCTATGACGGTGGTGGCATGGCAAAGCTGACGGCGCGCGGCAAGGCGCTGCGATGGATGACCCGTCATCGCAACCTGACCGAGCAGCCGCCGGGCAGCAATCGCGACAACCGCAAGGACGGCATCACGGCCGCCCAGAAGAAGCTCGGTGCGTGGCTGGTCGGCCAGCCCTGGTGCGGTGTGTGGTGCTGCAACGCGGCGATGGCCGGCGGTGTGCGCCCGTCCAAGCCGTACCGGTGGGCGTCCGTGGCGCTCATTGAGGACGACGCCAGGGCGAAGCGCAACAGCTTTCGCGGCTGGACTCGTGACCCGTCCAGGGTGCTGCGCGGCGACCTGGTGATCTTGTTCGGCCGTGGCGTGCATGTCGAGATGGTCCGTCAGGTGCACAAGCCGCGTCCGTGGCGCAACTACTGGCTGATCGACACCGACGGTGGCAACACGTCGGCTGAGGGCCAAGTCGGGTCGCAGTCCAATGGCGGCCAGTCTGCGCGGCGCCGTCGTCCGATGAGCGCGGTCCACGGGTTCGCGCTCGTGAACTACCCGGGCTAGGAGCAGGGTCGTGGATCAGAACGTGTACGTGCCGCAGACCACGATCGGTCTGTCTCCGAAGGCAACGATGGCCGGGCTGGTGCCCGCCTTGTCGACGGTCGCGGCGGTGCTGGTGCAGTGGGCGGTGACGGGCGAGTTTGACCGGTCGGAGCTCGCGACTGCGGTGACGGGCCTCGTGACGGCGGCGTTGGCTGCTGTGGCGGCGTGGGACGCGCCTCCTGGGGCTGTGCCGGTGCCGGTGGTGGGTCCGGCTTCCGATGAGCTGCTGACGGTGAATGTCGATGGCAACAACGAGGAGGGGTCCGTCTGATGGTGACTGTCGCTCTGGTGTTCCTGCTGATCCTGCTGGGCGCCTGGCTGATCTGGACGTATGCGCCGCGCCCGTTTGATGTGATCGGCGGCGCGGTCGTGGTGGTGCTGGCGATCCTGTACCTGGCGCAGCACATCGACAGGTTCGACTGATGCGCCGTCCGCTGCGGAAGTTGCGGGAGCTGTTCAGGTCGGCGGTGACGGGCCGGTTCGTGTCGAAGCGGTGGGCGGCCCGTCACCCGGACACGACGGTGCGCGAGCGTCGCTGAATGCCTTCCCGGACCGACGATCAGTGGTTCGGTGGCAAGCGCGGCGCGTCTCGCAAGGCCTACGACGCGCTCGTCAAGCAGTACGGCCTGTCGAAGGGCGAGCAGGTCTACCAGGCGCTGCTACAGAAGCGAAAGGCGCTGAAGAAGCGTGCTCGACGCTCCTGATGGCGGCGCCTACCTCGAGGACGGCCACAAGCTGTGGCAAGTCCTTCGCCGCGACACCGGCCGGCTGACGGTGTTGTTGGAGGATTGCGGCGACCCGTCGCATCCTCTGGTTGAGCTGCCGGTGAAAGACCTTGCGCGGCTGGGGTTTCGGGTGGTGCGCCCGTCCGTCGACTCGCATTTGCATCTATGACGGTCGCGCTGTAGCGTGGCGTGGGCAAGGTAGGCGAAGGTTCGAGGAGGCGGAGTTGAGCGAGGTTCAGCCGGTCGGGTCGTTGCGGGAAGCTGTCCCATTGTTGCGGCGCCCCTTTACAACCGCGGCGGTGAAGTTCAAGCCGCAAGACGTCTTCCGGGAAGGGAAAGGCGCGCTCGTCATCGCGTACATCGATGTGCGGTTGGTGATTGAGCGGCTGAACCTGCTGGTGCCTGACCTTTGGGCCGACTCCTACCGGGATGTGTCAGCAAACACCATGTGGTGCGACCTGACCGTCGACGGAATCACTCGTTCTGATGTCGGTGAGGGCAGTGGTAAGGGTCTCGTGTCCGATGCCCTCAAGCGAGCGGCCGTCCACTTCGGTGTCGGCGTCTCGCTGTACGCCGTGCCGGCGCAAAAGCTGTGGGCAGGCGAACACCTCGAGACCTGGAAGGCTGGCGGCACTAAGCCCAACGGGGAGCCCAGGTGGGCCGCCCGTATCACTGATGCCGGAGAACGCGTTCTCCGGGACGGCTACACCGCCTGGCTGACCTCCACGGGCACAAAGACCTTTGGTCAGCCCATCGACCACGGGGATGTGGAAGGCGCGCAGGGCGATGCCGAACTCGAGTCCCAGCCGGATGCTGATGAGGTCGGGACGCTTGGTCCGGGGGCTGTCGTCGCGCATGCGGGGGACCGGTCCGGGCTGTGGGACTTCGTTAGGGCAGCGATCCGCAGCAAGGACAAGAAGCGCTACCCGGACGACGCGCAGTGGGCGAAGGCGGTTGAGCAGTACGAGTCCGGTGGCGATCCGGCGTTCCCGAAGCGTCTTGCGGACGAGATGACGGATCTCGGCATCGACCCGGAGGCCGTGAAGGCCCGCTGGAAGGAGCTGCGGTGAGCCAATTCCCGCGGTTGGCGGCCGAGACAAACGGAACGATTCACGAGATCGACCCGTACAACCACGTCGGCTATGGGCTGCCTGAGGGGTGGGCGTGGCTGGACGACATGACGCCTGAGCAGGCCGTCGAATTGCTTCCTTTGATCGTTGTGCGTCTGCATCGTCGTGTGGAGGCGCTGGAGAAGTTCCGGAGGGAATGCTGTGACTGGTGATGAGCGGGCCGAGCTCGCGGACGGGCTCGAGGAGTTCGCGGCGTTCCTGCGCAGGGAGCCGTTGGCAGACCCGCCGGTGGTGCCCGGTAGCGGCCGTCCTGTGGTGATGATCGGCCGCCATTACGACGACGTGGACGAGATGGAACGCGTCGCGGAGTTGCTCGGGCTGGACGAGCCGTGGACGAACACGTCGGACGGCGTGAGGTACTTCGGGTACGAGAGGTTCTTCGGGTCGCTCGTGGCCTACCGAGTTCAGGCGAAGGCCCGTCGATGAGTCGGTTTCGTGTGATTGACGGCGGCCGGTCGGATCGGCCGATCCCGGCGAGCGAGGTTCCGCCGCACGATCAGATGCCGTTGGCTGACCGCAGGTTCGACGACATCTTTCCGGTGGCGTTGACGATCAGGCAGATCGTGGTGTTGCAGGCCGTCGCCGAGAACGAGGCCAGGAACACCCGTCATGCGGGTGACAACGGCTACTGGTCGGACATTTGTGAGACGGCGGCGATGCGGTTGCAGGGCGCGTTGTTTCAGCACACCGACGCGCAGCACGACGATGACGGCGGCGCAGCATGAGCCGGTACGAGGACCTGCCGGCCCTCCCCCAGCTCGACAAAGAGCCGGCCACCCTCCGCCAGTCGCTTATCCGCGTCTATGACGAGTGTCCTAGAGCGGCATACCTGTCGCTGAAGCACGGCGGCGGCGTTCCGTCCCATCCGCAGTACCGGGGCACCGTGTTCCACAAGACCGTCGAGCGGTGCACCCGCGAGCTGATGGCCCAGGGCGAGCAGCAGATCGACCCGCTCGACGCCAAAGCCGTGATGGTCGAGGTGCTCGAGAAGCACCCGGAGTTCGTGGTCTCGGCCCGTCATATGGACGAGCTGCGGATCATGGTTCACAAGTGGGCGGTCGCGTTCAGGCTGCCCGCCCCGGACTGCCAGGTCGAGATCCCGTTGGAGATGCCCGTCGCCGGCCGAACGGTGACCGGCACGATCGATCTGCTGTGGACGTCCGGGTCGACGTTGTACGTCCGCGACTACAAGACGGGCTGGCATCTGTACGCCCAGGAGGACGTGTCGGGCAAGGACCCTGACACGGGCCAGCAGAAGGGCGCCCGGTCAGCCCAGTTGATCGTGTACGCGCTGCTGGCTGCGTACGGCCACAACCCGGTGTGGCGGGTCCCGAAGGGGATCGAGACGTTTGATCTGGCGTTCTGCTTCCCGGCGTTCGGGGACGGCGAGCTGGTTGAGCGTGGCGTGGTGATGGAACGCGCCGAGCTCAACGAGCACCGCGCCTGGTTGGAGACGACCGTCAAGAACATGGACAGGTCGCTTCGGACGGGGCGTTGGCAGCCGGTTCCGGGGTCGCAGTGCGCGAGGTGCGTGGCGCCCCGGGATTGCCCTGTCCCGGGGCTGCTGCGACCGAACATCGGGCCGTTTGAGCGTGACCCGTCTGAGGCGGCGGAGGACGTGCTGTTCATGAAGGCCGATGTGGACCGTCTCATGAAGGAACTCAAGGCCTACGTGCAGGAGTTCGGCCCGGTCACGGCCGGGTCCGATCAGGTGTTGGCGTTCACGGAGGTGACGTCCTCGAGAACGGACGCGAAGGCGAAGGCTCGTTTGGAGGCCGGCGAGGTTGTGCCTCCGGACGAGCTGTTCAAGAAGTCGGTGTCGACCCGGTTCGGGTTCAAGAAGGTCAGCTAGGAGGCGGCAGTGGCGTTCACGGAGCAGCAGCGCACGGCGATCGACAAGGCGAACGAGATTCGTGTCTATAAGGCGCGGATGAAGGAATGGTTGGCGGATATGCCGCGCAGCCAGGCCCGCGACATCGTTCTGCGGATCATCAGGGAGCCCCGCGATTTCGAGTTGTCGTTTCGGGCGGGGGAGTTGGTCGGCGCGATCCCGCATGTGGGGCCGTCCAGGGTGCGGAAGGTGATGGTGAAGGCGGGGGTTGGGCCGGAGCAGAAGTTGCGGGACATGTCGGTGTGGAAGCGGCACCGGCTGGCGGATGAGGCGGTCCGGGTGGTGCCGGCCGATCGGGTGGAGGTGGCGGCGTGAGTCGTGAGGACGTGTTTTGGTGCGTGCTTGCCGGGGCGCTTCTGGCGTTGGCGTTCATCGCTCCGTATGCGGCGATTGGGCTGGCGTTGTTGGCGGCGGCGTGCGTGTACTCGGTGGGGGCCCCGCGATGAGCGCGGCTGTGACGTTCCGGGATGTGCTGTGCGCGGTCGGGTTCTGGATCAGCCCGTCCGCCCTGATCATCGGCGTCGGGCTGGGCTGGTGGCTCCGGGACCGCGACGTCCAGGAGGTCGGGCGATGAGGTGGGATCCGGACGAGGAGGACCTTCAGATCCTTGAGGACCTCAAGGAGGAGGCTCAGCGCGAGCATCCTGATCGTCGGCCTGGTTGGGAGGACCCGTTGCCGTATGGGTCGCAGTCGCCGTTTTTTAGGCCGACCCGTCATACGGAGGAGTTCGGGGGGTGCTGGGAATGACGGCGCAGCGGTATCTCAGCGACGCCCAGTTCCACCTTGAGAACGCCCAGCGCAGCCTCAACATGGCGTCCGGGCTCGTCCGAACCGAGCAGGAGTACCAGGAGGTCGAGACCGCTGTTCGCGGGATCGTGAAGCTGAAGGAGTGGGCTGGCCGGATGTGGAACCGGCAGGCAGACGGCAACCGGCCCGTCCAGGAGGGCGCGGATGCCTCGGCCTAAGTGCGTGTGCGGCTGTCGGCGGCGGCCGGCACATCGCCATCACGTGATCTACGCCCAGCATTTGGTGCGGGAGGCGCAGACGACGGCGCAGGCCCGTCAGTGGGTGAAGGACGAACGGAACCTCGTGCCGATCGCGTTGTGGTGCCACTCCCGGCATCACAGTCGTCAGGAGCCGTTGCGTGCGGATCTTCTGCCGGACTCCGTCTACGAGTTTGCTGAGGAGACGCTTGGTGCCGGCCCTGCGTATGTGTGGCTTCGCCGCCGGTACAGGGGTGAGGATGTGAGGTTGAACGGTTTGCTTGAGCGAGCGGATGAGGAGTTGGCGGCATGAGCGAGATGGACGGCCCGGGGATGAACGCGGTGCAGGGTCTGGTTCCGTACGGCGACGAGGCTGGTGTGCAGGACCAGGAGGGCGCCTATTCGGGGGCCGCGCAGCCCGTCCAGGACGAGGAGGCCGGCGAGATGGAGAAGCGCGACGTCCTCTCCGTCACGCTCCTCGACTGCGCCCGCAACATGGCCGAAGCCGCCAACCTCTGCCGAGCCAGCAATGACGCAGACAAGGCGTACGACTTCGCCCGGGCCGCCCACGAGCTCACGAAGGCGCACATCGCGCTGGACCCGCTCGAGGAGCGCGATGATGCTGAGCAGTCGACCGGGTTCTCTGGCCCGTCGGATTAGCGTCTATGAGTGCGGAGGGCAGGGCGGCGGACCGTCTCCGTCGCCAGCACATGCGCGAGCACGGCATCGAGGATCACATGGTGTTGCCGTGGGAGTTGTTGCAGGAGTCTGAGCAGCGCCGCTGGCTTGAGCAGGCCGCTAGGGAGGCGACCACCTAATGGGCTGGTCTGGCCCTGCACCCAACGCGGCCGGCCGGATGGTCGGGTACGCCGTCAGCGCCACCTGCGACCTCGACGGCTGCAACGCCAAGATCGACCGTGGCCTCGCCTACGTCTGCGGCGGCATGCACAACGGCGGCGAGCACGGGTGTGGCAACTACTTCTGCTACGAGCACCTCTACTACGGCCCGCCTGCGCAGCTCTGCGCCGACTGCCTCGAGCGGTGGGACAAGGAGCACGCCTGTCCCGACTGCGGTGAGGAGCTGCGCCAGCACTTCGACAGTGTCTGGTGCCCGGAGTGCGATGAGGAGCCCGCGGCATGAGGGGCGGTCAGGCCGGCCGTGCCCGGGAACGTCAGGTCGCCGACAAGCTCCGCGCGCAGGGTTGGATCGTGGTCAAGGGCACCACGTACGGAACGGCCGATCTTGTGGCGTTGAAGGACGGCGAGAAGCCACGGCTGATCGAGGTCAAGAGCACCGTTGGCGGCCCGTTTCACAGCTTTGGCCCGTCCGACAGGCTCAAGCTCGCCCTGGCTGCTCACATGGCCGGCGCCGACGCGGTGCTGGCGTGGTGGCCGCCCCGCGGGAAGATGGCGTTGATCTTCGAGAAGGAGTGGCCGCCCGCCGTCAAGGTCAAGGGGGGCGAGCCGTCGTGATCGTTCAGGTCGAGCCGATGTCCCCCGTCCAGCAGGCCCAGTTCCGCGGCGCGATCGTGCAGATCAACGCGGCGATCTACAAGGTCATCGACCTCGGCGAGGACTGGGTGGAGCTCAAGTTCTTGGAGTCGTGGGAGTGACGCCGGGCCATTTGCAGCTCGTCCATTCCGACGACGAGCCCGTCCCGTGCCCCCAGTGCCAGGTGTGGCAGGAAACCTGCGAGTCCCAGCGCGAAGCGATCCAGGCGTTGCAGGAAGACGTCGCGAACATGGAACGCGACCTGCGCAAGCAACGCCGCCAGTACACGGCGCTGCTGAACAAGCGCAACAAGGAACGCCGCGAGGGCGAGAAGTACGAGGTTGCGTTCGAGATCTTCGAGTTCTGGCGCAAGAAGTGCCGGCCCAGAGCGAAGAGTTTCGACGATGCTCGGTGTGATGCAGTGCTGGCCCGTCTGAAGGACTACGAGCCCCGGTACATCTGCGAGGCGATCGTTGGTGCTGCGGTGGCCGCGAACCGCAACCACTCCAATGGTGTGGTCTACAACGAGCTGACGTTGATTTGTCGGGACGCGGCGCATCTCGAGGACTTCCATCAGCGGTACGAAAACTGGAAGGCACAGCAGTGCTCGAGCCCGTCCTGAAACTCCTCGCGGACCCGTCCAGGTGGACGAAGCGCGCGGATGCCAGGGACGCGGAAGGCAAGCCCGTCCCGTACGACTCGTGGCAGGCGTGCTCTTGGTGTCTGTACGGGGCGATCTATCGGGTGTTCGACCGGGAGCAGCGAGCCCAGGCGGTTGAGCTGTTGAAGGTGCATGTGCCGGTCGGGCAGTCGCTGGCCCAGTTCAACGATTATGCGACGCACGATGAGCTCGTCGCGGTGCTGCGCAGGGCCGTCTCGTGAGCATCATTGACCTGAGCGTCGGCTTGTTCCTCAGGTTGCAGCGGGCCTGGCGACGGGCGAGGATGAGAGGATCGCGAGCATGAGCCGGTGGCAGCTGCACGAGATGGTGGTCCGCAAGGCGCGGCGGGGCAACACGTACCGGCCCGTCAACGGCGTCGCCGTGCGCGTCCTGAACCTTGAGGGCGTCCCGGTGGATCTCTACGCCGACCCTGAGAAGGCGGACCGGTTGCCGGATCCGATGTTCACCGACAGAGACGGCTACGTCACGGCCTGGGTCGATGAGGATGTGGTGAAGGTTGTTGCGTCCGACCCTTGGAACACGGGCAGCGCGGTCGTGCATCGGCCGCTAGACGGCCGCTAGAGCCCCTCACGGCCCGTCTCAGACCAATCCGTCCCCACAACGACGGAACGGTCATAGAACACACCCCAGGCCCTCAAACGGCCCAGGACACAGAAACGCCCGGCGAGCTCGTTCCGTGAGCTGCCGGGCGTCGGCACGTCTGCCCCTAGCTGGTCATGCGCGCGCCCGTCCCCAGAAACACCGAGGGAGTGGCGCGCGGAGCTAACAAGGGCTTCATCGCCTCTCCCCTACCTCCGGTCGCGGTCGCCAACACACCCACAGCGTATACACACCGTTCGGGCATTGCAATAGGCCGGGTGTCATAGACGCAAACCAACCGTCCCGCCCGTCACCCACAATCCCACCCATGGGCACCTTCCCCGACCGACGACACCCACCCCACCTAGCAGACGCAGTAGGCCAAGCGGTAGCAGACACCAAACAGCCATCCAAGATCCGCCAACAGCTCCTCGCCGGCACCTTCGACCCGTCCATCGGGCCGTACGACATGCCGCTCGAGACCGTCCGCTACTACGGCAAAAAGGAACTCAAGCGCCGCCGCAAAGCAGCCCAGGACGCCGCACACGAAGCCGTCAGCCCCGAGGCACGCAACGACCCGGCCGGCCACATCGACGAACTAGCCCGTCGCATCCTCACCCTCACCGACACCATCGTCACCGCAGAAGTCACCAAGACCCAAAACAACAAGCAGCCAGACCTCGACAAGCTCGCCAAAGCCGCGAACCTGCTCGGAAAGCTCCAGCCATTGGTCAAGACCGGCCCGTCCCAAAACACCAAGACCGCACCCAAGACCAACACACCAGAAGACGACCTCGTCAGAAAGCTCGCCGAAGCAGCAAAGACCCAACCCGCCCAGCCCAACGGCCAACACCAACCCGTCCCCGAACCACCCAACCCCATAACCTAAAAGACCCAGACAACCCAGAACCCAACCAAACGCACCACAGACACCAGACACCACACAACCCAACCAACACCCAAAACCCAGCCCACACACAACCCAACCCAGGTTCGCTCAGACCCGGCGTTTGGGCGCTGGTATGACGGCTGTCATAGACCTCGGGTCCTGGGCCTATTCGAGGCGGCCGACGGGTGTGTGTCTTTGTTGCGCATAGAACACAGGACAAGACATATCGCCCGTGTTCATCGGCAATCCCGGCACATGAGCGGCAGTGGTTTGCACCGTGAGGGTGGGTGCAAGACCCGAATCGGGCCGCCCAGGAGCTCGCCGGTCACCACGGCCGGACCCCCGGGCACCCCCTGAGCGCCAACCGGAGTCCCAGACCAGATGAGACTCTGGGTGTGTTGGGGGCTGTTACCGGTCTTGCTTTTGGGCGGCGGGCGGTGTATACGTTGGCGGGCTGGTCTTTGTTCTTTGAGGCGGAGGTTGTTGTATGGCGGGGTCGGTTGATTTGGGTTGTGCGGTGCGGTTGTCGGCGATCGGTGTCCGCAGGTTTCCCTGCCGCGGCACCGTCGGCGACCTCCGCATCGAGGTTCCCCGGGACCGCTGCGGCCGTCGTCGCAGCCCGGCGACGTTCTCGAGCTTCCGGAAGGGCAAGAGCCCCGCGAATGCCGGCCAGACGTACCCGGCGCAGCCGCTCACCGAGGACGAGGTCCTTGCGCTCCTCGCCGCTTGTCCGGTTCAGCATCGGGTGGGTCGTCGTGATCGGGCGTTGATCGTGTTTCTGTGGCGCTCCGGCGTCCGGATCAGCGAGGCGCTCGCTGTCACGGCCGGCGACCTGTACCCGGACCGTGGGGTCGTCAACATCCAGCGAGGGAAAGGGTCCAAGCAGCGGTTCGTGGCGATGGACCCGTGGGCGTGGGAGCAGGTCGGTCCGTGGGTGCAGGAGCGCCGCGAGCTTCCGCCCGGGCCCGTCTTCTGCGTCGTTCGTAAGCCGACGGCTGGTGGCCGGCTGGGGCGCCCGTACGTGCGGAAGATGCTCAAGCAGCTCGCCCTTGACGTCGGCATCGACAAGCGCGTTCACCCGCACGGGTTCCGCCACTCGCTGGCGTGTGATCTGGCGGGCGAGATGCCGCTGCATCTCGTTCAGCGCCAGCTCGGCCACTCGAACCTCGGCACGACCGCGACGTACCTGGCGGGGATCGCGCCGGTGGAGACGTGGCGTGCGATTGCTGCGCGGTCGGCGCCTGGGGCGCATGACCTTGAACCGAAGGATCGACCCGAGGAGGGGACGACGTGAAGCCGCACCTGCACGTGTTCAACCGCAACGAGGGCGCGGGGCCGTGGTGGAAGACCGCGCAGTGGTCCTTCGGTGCGACCGTCCGTGGCCGCTACTTCGGCCGCATCGCAAAGGGTTGGTGGAAGCTCGGCAGGTCCGAGATCACCAACTACCTCGAGCTCGAGCTGGCTGCCGGTGGGGAGGACGGGATGGTTCAGGCCGGCGTCGTTCTGCCCTTCGTGGGTCGGGGTTCGATCGGGGTTGGTGTCCCTCGCTCGTGGCTGAAGGGGTGGATCTACCACCGCCGCGAGTGGACGCTGCGCGTCGGCTACGTCGGCCGGTGGCTCGAGGTGCTGGTCGCCTCGGACGAGGACATGCGCGACACCGGGATGGTCAGCTACTACCGGCGTCAGCTCGACAACGGGACCTACGACGGCCCCTGGTCGAGGGCTGCCCTGTGGCCCGGCTGGCACTTCACCTTCGCTCCGAAGCCACTCGACCGTCTGCTCGGGCGCAAGGAGTGCACGACCGTCAAGGGGGAGCCGCAGCCCGTGATCGTGCCGATGCCGGAGGGCAACTACCCCGGGCGGGCCATCCGCGAGGAGCGAGTCTGGAAGCGCAAGCGGTGGCCCTGGCCGTCTGCGAAGCGCGCCGACTACTGGATCGAGATGGACATCGGCGTCCCGGTCCCGGGCAAGGGCGAGAACTCCTGGGACATCGACGACGACGCGGTGTTCGGCACTGGTGGCCGGACCGTCCCGGAGGCCGTCGCGAACGTCACCCGTTCGGCGCTTCGTCAGCGCGAGCGCTACGCCGGCCCGGATTGGCGTCCGGCGGATGGCTGGCCTGAGGGGGTCGGCGGCCGTGCTTAGTGCTCCTTCGCCATCGACGGGCGCGTCCCAGGAGACGGGCTCATGAACACCGTCGCGCAGCGGGCCGCCCACTACTTCGGCTGGCAGGACGTCGAGCACGACCCGATCAAGGTCGGTCAGCACAAGTGCGTGCTCGTCGGCGAGCGGGCTGGCGAGACGCAGATGGTGATCTACAGCGAGGAGTTCAAGCCGACGGGGATGCTCCTGCGGCTGAGCAACCTGCGTCGTGAGCAGCTCTCGGAGGCGCTGTCGGCGTTCGGAGTCGATGAGCGGGCGTATCACGCGTCACGCAAGTCCGTCCGGGAGGGCTCCCGATGAGCGTCCAGGACAAGCCGGCAGTGGGCCGCGTCGCGCCGATCGTGGACTTCGCCTACGCCCACGCCAAGTACGACGCGGCAGCCGAGGCTCGCACCGTCGCTGACGCCGAGTTCCGCGACGCCGACCGCGAGTTCCGCCGTGCGTGGGACGCGCTGAGTCCCGATGAGCAGCGGGCCGTCAACGAGGCGTTCGCGGGTCGGCTCATGCCTCCTTCGTCGCAGGGTGATGCGTCGTGACGCCTCCCGACTGGTCCAAGGCCGGCGAGGTTCACCTGCCTAGCAAGGGCTGGGGGCCGTGGCGCGCGGAGTGGTACTCGATCTGCTCGAAGATGCATGGCTTCGACCCCGAGCGTCGCGCGGCGTGCCGTGCCTGCAACGCGGGGACCTGGCGCAACGTATGGGTCGGCCGTTTCGACTCGCTGGTCTACCGCCGCGCGCGCCGTACGTGGCTCTGGTGGCACAACCGCCCCCGGTCGAAGTCGCGCCGCACACTCGAGTCGATCTTCCCGGGCCTGCGTCGTAGCGCCCCTTCGCACAAGGACGGTGCGTCGTGAAGCTCGCCGACCAGCGCCGCGACCCAGCGACCGGCTTGGTCCCGGCACCCCTTGACGGGCTGTCATGGAACCGGTTCGCCGTGCAGGACGCGATCGGCACCGAGCCCGAGCGCCAGCACCTGTCAGAGGCGCACGGCTACGAGATCGACGCGGTGCTTGCCGCGAGCGCCGAGTTCCGTCGCGCTGTCGGTGGTGCGCCGTTTCGGTGGATGAGCCGAGGCGAGGCGCTGCACATCGCTCGAGCGCTGGCCGCAGTGGCTCCTTCGGAGAGGCAGGGCGCGTGAGGACCCCGGCGCTGATCCTGCTGCCGCTCGAGCCAGGCCGCAAGCACCGCCACATCGCGGTGCTCAGCCACCGCGGCGGCGGCTGGTACGAGATCGCCTGCATGGGCGAAGGCAAGCGGTGCCGTGAGGGCCGCTGCAAGCACACGGCGAACGCCGTGATGGAGAACGGCCGGCGAGTCCGCCAGGTCGCACGAACCAAGCCCGAGGAGGGCACACGATGACCCAGACGCTCACCTTCATGACGAGCAACTACGACCAGGACTACGACGGCACCTACGCGCCGGCGGAGGCGCGGTTTCGCATCGTCAATCACGGGCTCATCGTGATGGCCGTCGGCGGTTCGCCCGTGACCAGCCTGCTTATCACCGACTCGAAGCAGAGCGCGGACGCGGCGCTGCCGCGGGTGCAGGACCAGATCCCCAGCGCCACCGTCCACGAGCGGGTCGTCCCGTCGACCGGAGAGCGATCCTGATGGGGACCTTCGACGCCGCGGCGCTTCCGGCTGTGGGCGACGTGTGGGCCTCGCGCCGATCGTCCTACCGCAAGGTCGAGGTCACGGCCGTCTACGACGACGGCTACGTGGGCGTGCGCCGCAACACGTCGCGGCGCCGGCAGGAGATCAAGGTCGAGACGCTGCTACGCGACTACAGGCGTGTTCGCAGTGCGGCGGCCCCTTCGAGCGAAGGAGGTGCCCAGTGAGCGCCCTGAACAAGCCCGTGCGCGTGCCGTTGCGGCAGTGGGCTGACAACCACACGACGGGCGTCCGCCCGTCGGATGTGCTCGCCGCCCTCACCGACGAGCAGCGCAAGGTCGAGGTGGACGTGCAGTGTTGGGCGTGTGGGGGCTCCGGCCTGGAGGACGAGGCCATGCTCACCGTCCGCGACAAGAGTGCCTGCGGAGTCTGCGACGGGACCGGCGACTACCCAGTCACCCTCGGTGACGTGGCCGACGGCGTGGTCGCCCTCACGGAGAAGGGGGCCCACGGTGCCTGACGGCATCCCCGGCTACGTCGCGGACCGCATCCGCGACCTGGAGGCCGAGGTCGAGCGGCTGCGGAAGGCACTCGTTCAGGCCGGACAGGACATCGGGGCCATCAACGACCAGGCCCTCGATTCCATGCGGATGCTCGCTGCCGTGGAGGCGCGGGACCGGATCATCGCCGCTCTCAGCAGGAAGCACTCCGACGATCCGCCAGGGCCCGACCACAGCTACGGCCACCGCGACCGACAGGTCGGCCTGTCCGACGACTGCGTACCCATCATGGAGTGCGAGCGGTGCGGCCGACAGACGTGCTGCCTTGGACCGGAGCCCCCGTGCCCCGGCCGCGCTGCTCACCGCGAGGGCACGTCCAGCAGGAAGGAGGCTCCCGGTGCCTAGCTGCACATGGCGGCAGGTCGAGATCGCCGCCTGCTCTGACGGCACCGTTCGGCTTCTCGTCAACGGGCGCCAGGTCGAGCGCGGCGCGTGGGACCTCGCCCTCGAGGACGCGCGCGCCATCGCCAACTCGGCGGCCACCCTGACGACGGTGAAGGAGGCCGGCTCCATGACGGCGGCGGACCTCGCGACCTCCGAGGGGATCGCGCTGACGGCGGCCTCCGAACGCCTGCGAACCGCACACCGCCTCGGGCTGCTCTGCCGCGAGCGCGAGGGCAACCGCTTCCGGTACGCCGTCGCGACTCGCGCAGCTCACCGAGACGAGGCGCCCGATGCCTGACCTGCCGCGATGGGTTTGGGTCGCCGGCACCCTGTTCTGGACCGCTGCGGCGCTGACCCCCGCCGACGAGGCCTGGTACTTCCAGGCGAGCCAGGTGCTCCTCGCCGTCTACTGCGCGTGGTGGTGGGGCGGCGCCTCTCACCGAGAGGATCACTAGATGGGCTACGAGCGACACCACGCCATCATCGTCACCTCCTGGAGCAAGGCCTCCATCGAGGCAGCACATCAGCAGGCGACCACGCTGTTCGCTGAGACGTTCGTTCAGGTGACCGACGTGACGGCGGCCGGCATGAACGACTACCGGTCGTTCCTCGTCGCGCCGGACGGGTCCAAGGAGGGCTGGCACGACTCCGATGCAGGCGACGCAGCGCGGGCGGCGTTCATCGCCTGGCTGGGCCGCCAGACCTACGAGGACGGTAGCTCCAACCTCGACTGGGTCGAGATCCACTACGGCGGGGACGACCAGGAGTTCCTCGAGGCCCGCGACTCCATCGGTTGCGTCCGGCGGTGGGAAGACGCCGCGGGCGAGCTCCTGGCCGACGCCTCGAACCAAGAGGATCGCTAGCCGGATCGTCTGCGACGTCATCGTGACCTACATGACCGCATACGACGTCCTCAAGCCCGTCCCCGGGAACCTCGCCGGCCGCCGTTCCTACAACGGCCGCTGGTTGTTGACCGACGCCGAGGCAAAGCGTTGGATCAGCGACGGCTACGAGCTGGTGAAGGCCGAGGAGATCAAGGACGGAGGACCAGGATGGGAGCAGTGACCGTGACGGTGCGCAGAGGCGCCGAAACGCTGGACGGGCAGGTGTACATGACTGACGGGGAGCCGATCGCGGAGATCCCGCTGGACCTGCGGCTGCCCGTCCGCTACCGGGACTACCTGCGCAAGGAGATCAACGTGTCGGTGCTGGTCGTGTTCGACCCGCCGGCAACGGTGAAGGAGGACAGGGATGGCGCGTAAGCAGATCGGGTTGAAGCTCGACGAGGAGTTGTTGGCCCGCATCGACCGGGCGTTGAAGCCCCGTCAGACCCGCACGTCGTTCATTGAGCAGGCGTTGGAGCGGGAGTTGGGTTCCTACAAGCCGTCTAAGGCTGCGTCGACGTCGTCGAGCACGAGCAGCAAGCCGGAGAAGGCGACGGTGCCGCAGGTGTCGTGGCGGCGAGTTCGCAGGAGGCCAAGGCGGGCGTGTTGCCCGTTTCTAGGCCGTCGAATTAGCGTGTATGAGCGCCCGGGACAACATTCTGGACGGGCTGCGGGCGTGCCTTTCGCATGAGCGGTCCCGGGTGCAGGAGCTGGAACGGCACGTCGAGTACCTCCAGACGTGCCTGGAGGTTGTGACGATGGAACGCGATTGGCTGTTGGCGACCTACAGGCCGCGGCTACTTGAGGAACTCTGTCGGTGGGATGGAGTAGAGCTCGCGGACGGCGGCGGCCCCGTCGGGGTCTCGGTCGTCTAGTTGGGCGATGAGGTCGTTGAGGCGGTCGGCGGCGTGCTCAACGATGGAGCTGATCGCTTGTTCGACGCGGCGGCTGGTGTAGTCGGCCTGGTCGCGTAGGAGTTCGATGGCGTCGCTGATGCGCTGCTCGAGGCCGTCTTCGTAGCGCCGGCCGCGTTCGTAGGCGATGCGTCCGACGGTGGCTTCTCGTACGAACTGGGCGCGGGATACGCGATCGCGGCGGGCTTCTTCGGTCAGGGCTTCCCATGTTGATGGGCTGAATCTGATGGTGAATGGCCGCATCTCCCCCATGTGTTGGGACCCTACGCCCCGGACGATCGCCCACCTTCTGGCGCATTGACGGTCTGTCGGCGGACGGACGTGAGACACCGTTAGCCGGTTTACATAGACGCCGGATCCGCAGCCTCGGTAGGGTCGGGGCACTCTGACTGGTGGTTGGTAGGCAACACCAGGTCGGGGCGGCTGGTTCTAGAGAAGGAGGCGGAGAGAGCAGTGGGCCAGGTGCGAGTTTTGCCCGGCCCGGCCGACCTATGGGTGTCCAAGCTCGAGGCGGCGAAGATGCTGCACGTGAGCACCAGGACGCTGGACAGGTGGTGCAGGTCCGGGTACATCCCGTCTGAGGCGTGGTGCCGGGTAGGAGGCCGGCGCCGGTTCTCGCAGAGATACTTGCGGGAGCGGTTGTTTGTGCCTATGGACGGCTAGGTGTAGGCTGCGCGCTGTCAGGTAGGCACAAGTGAGGCGGAGACAGCGTGGCCAGGAAGGTGCCCGGGGTCCGGCTGGTGAACGGCAAGTGGTACGCCGACGCCTACGACCCGCAGACGGGCAAGAAGACCAGAGTTCGTAACCCGAAGACCGGCAAGACCGCGTTCGATTCGCAGTCGGACGCGGTGCTTGCCAAGGAAGCGTTCGAGCAGACCAAGCGGTCGACGCGCGAGCGGGCCTGGACGGTGGATCAGTGGGTTGAGGAGTGGTGCACCAACCCGGGGTACGCGCGCCCGAAGAAGTCGACGAACCTGCACTACCACTACCAGGTGCGCAAGTTCGCGGAGGACTTCGTGGGCCGGCCGCTGATCTCCATTGACCGGCCGACGGCCCGCAAGTGGGCGGTCGAGAACCCGTCTCGCATCAACGAGGTCCGGGCGATGCTGGCAGACGCGGTGCAGGACGGGGCGATCCCCGTCAACCCGTTCGCGAACCTCAAGATCCCTGCGCTGTCTCGCAAGGGCCGCCGCGACATCACGCCCCTGACGGAGACTGAGGTGCTGCGCCTCATTCAGACGGCGGACGACATGTACCCGGACTGGCCGGCGATGGGCGCATCGATCGCGTTCTGTGCCTACACCGGAGCTCGTCTGAGCGAGATGTTCGGGGTCCAGTGGGCGGACATCGACTGGGAGGCCCAGACGGTTCACATTCAGCGGCAGTGGTCGTCGCGGACGAAGGAGATCACGACGACCAAGTCCGGGCAGGACCGTCGGTCGGTGATCTATCCGGTGGCGCTCGAGCGGCTGAGGGAGCTTCCGAAGATCGGTGAGGACGGCACGATCTTCTACACCAGGCGCGATCAGAGACCGTTCACGCAGCAGAACCACGGCCACTACTGGCGGCAGGTGCGGGCGAGGTTCCATGGGACGCTGACGGCGGACCGTGCCCAGAAGATCCCGTCGGACTTCGACTGGCATGAGCTTCGCCACTTT